AAAAGACCAACTATGAGAAGTCAAGAGGAATTTTATAAATAGGAAACTTAAAAAAGGGTGCACCAAATAACCCTAAGAGATGTTAAAAAAAATAAAAGTATCAAACTTCTTTTGAATATTGAGGGATTTCATACGGTTTATTGTTTTTTAGGATGGCATAGATAATGTAGCACAACTTTCTAGCTACAGCTCCTATACAAACATAGTAGTGCTTTCCTTGTTTTCGTTTCTTCTCATAAAAAGCTTTCAAGACAGGGTCATGTTTATGGGCTGTAATAGCGGCTTGGAATAAGGCTCTACGTAAATGAGAAGAGCCACGCTTAGATATAGACATACCTGATGATTCAAATTGTCCAGATTGGGACACAGAGGCATCAATGCCTGCGTAAGCGACAAGTTTAGATGGTTTATCAAAGCGGTGTATATCCCCAATTTCACTTAGTATAGTGGCACCTAAAATTGGTCCAACGCCAGGTACTGTCATGATAGGAGTATCTAAATCAATTAAAAGTTGTGACATTTCGTCTTCACATTCTTTGATTTGATCTTCGATAAAACGAATTTGCTCCATCAACATTTTTAGTTGGAAGGAAAAAGCGTTTTTACAGAAGGTAACACCAAACGAATTAGAGGCTAATTCCATTAGCTTGTTAGCTGTTTTCTTTCCTAGTCGGTTACGACTGGTTTGCTCAATTATTTGTGTTAAATCATCAATAGATATCTGTTCATAGTCACTAGGAGAGGCATATTCAAGTAAGATTTGCGAAGAAGTTTTACCAAAAACATCCGAAAAGATGCTTTGGTACTCTGGGAAAGTCTGATCTAATACGACAAGAGCTTTTCGTTTTAAATCACTCATATTACTTACAAGCGCATTACGAAAGCGGCTCATTTGTTTTAGAGCGAACATTTTTTCGTCCACAAGTGGGGTTTCAACAAAACGGCCGAATCGAATGATATCGGCAATCATAGTGGCATCAATGGCGTCTGTTTTTCGCTTTCTAATTTCTGTTCCTTTTCGCCAGGCATTGGTTTGAATGGGGTTTAATACAATGACTGAAAATCCATGATCCAGTAGAAAAGAATAAACAGCTAACCAATAATGTCCGGTGGCTTCCATTCCAATCAGTATTTCTGTAGGAGACTCAATGTATTGGTAGATCTGATTTAAAAGGGTTTGTCCACCTTCTTTGTGATTCTGAAAAGGAAATGGCTTAGTAATAGGTTTTCCCGCTTGATCGATAATGGACGCATAATGTTTATGTTTAGCGATATCAATACCTAAATAGAACATAGCTTACACCCCTATATTAATTAGTGTTAGATAGTGCTTTCCTCCCCTGAACTAATAAGCGCTACTACCTCGTAAGAGATACGAAGAATGACCAATGGTCATCAACATCCAACTCATTCGTAAACTACTTATTAGACAGAGGTACCGCTCTTTTTTACGAATACAAAGATTCAGGGAGATGGTCGGCAACACTCTATCTACAAATATTAGTATCTCATAAAAATAGATACCCTTGGGTTTATAGGTACATCCCGTCCCTAAAAACCTAACTTAATCATACGAGGGAGATGGGAAAATATGAAGGCACTAAAAGACCAATTACGTGAGTGGAAAAAGCAATCGAATCACACAAAAAAGAAAACTAAGAAAAAACGAAAAGAGAAGTTAAGCACTCGTGATATTGAAGGTTTAATGGGAATTCATGGGCCACGTTATGAACGTAGACGCGGAGCTTTAAGACAAAAGTAATTTAAAAATAAAAAGGAGTGGTCTTACATGACTAAACAATTATCTTTCTTGCCCAAAATCGATAGAGTAGCAACGCAGAAAAAATTAGAAGGTGTTCTGGAAAGCGTACGTTTATATAGACAGTTTGGAATGATGCGTGAAGAAATGAAAGTCACTCCTTCTTATGAAATTAGATATCACGGACCTACAAATGATGTGGGAAAGCCATTAGAAGATGTAGCAATGGCTAATATACAGCAAAGTAAACGAGAAGAGTGGATTAAGCAAACATCATTTCGCATTGACCAGTTTCTTAGTCGTTTAGGGAATGGGCGTGCTGGAAAAGACCAAAGGAACATTATTATTAAGCGTTATTTAGAAGATGAAGATGTATGCGATTATATGGTGTATAACGAACTTGGCATGAGTGAGCGTACTTATCGACGAGTTAAGGCTAGAGTGTTTTATAAACTTGCTTTTGCTCTTAGATTAGAAGTTTATGAGACTGAAGAAGCTGGAGGTAATGAATAATGAATTTTGTTCAGCCGATACGTGATCCAGAGCAAATACAGCAGTTAAAAGAATATTTTAAGGAAAAGAGTTTACGTAATTACATTCTCTTCATTATGGGAATCAATACAGGCCTGAGAATCTCGGATATTTTGAAACTGAAGGTAGGAGATGTTAAAGGCAGTCATATATCCATGAGGGAAAAGAAAACGGGGAAGCAGAAACGAATACAAATTACCGCATCTCTTAAAAGGGAGCTTAAATGGTTTATTGAAGAAAGAGAAGATCATGAGTATTTATTACAAAGTAGACAGGGGAAGAATCGTCCTATTGGGCGCAGCATGGCATATAAGATATTAAGTGGAGCAGCGGCAGAGTTTGGTTTAGATGAAATAGGGACACATACGCTGAGAAAGACATATGGGTATCATATGTACATGCAAACAAAAAACATAGCATTACTCATGGAGATATTCAATCACTCGTCAGAGAAGGTAACATTACGTTATATAGGGGTAAACCAAGATGCAATGGATAAAGCAATGACTAGATTTAAAATCTAAGCATTGCTTTTTCTTTTGAATCTATACAGTTACTCATAAATTCCATACTGTGTAACTCAAAAGGGAAAGTTTAATTAAGTCAATGATATCAAGGGATTTGGCGAATGGGTCAGTTACACACAATATAAGATATGGGTAACTGGTAGTATCAAGGAATTGCATGGTGTATATACATAAATATAGAATACAAAGGGAGGTAATTGGTGTTCATGTTAAATGAAGAGCTATTAGAAGCAATAATTAAATATAAAAGGGAGACTGGGAGGAATCCTAATATGTTAAAGCTAAATCCAACTTATTTTAGAAGTATTCTAGAAGAATTGAATTATCCAGAATGGATTATTAAAAAGAAGATTACGGAAATGAAAAAAAGTATCTTCGGTGTACCAGTGGAATTAACAGATGAGGTTAAAGAGTTTGAAATATAAATAAAATAAGTGGCAGAGTCGTGACCGCTTTTTGGCAGGAAATGTGCCGGTTGTTTTGGAACTTCCGTGTTATATTTGTATTGTGAGAAGTGGCGGAAAACGCAACTCACTATGTTGTTTCTAAATTTCTAAACGGCTTCATAATGACGGCACATAAAATCCGAAACCAGCAGATGGTACTGATTGAATGTTACCGTTAATAAGGAGAGCTTTTGCTCTTCTTTGAGCTAACAACATCCTAGGTAGACAGAATTAGGAGAACCTGATAAGTTTTCCGATGGTGTCTGTCGTGGTTGTTAGCTGAGAGAAGAATAAAACTTCACATACCGTAATTAAAAAATAAATAAGAAAATGATAAAAAAGCATCCATTCGGGTGCTTTTTTATTTTGGAGGAGGATGAAGAAGATGGCTAAGAAACGAGTTCTAACTGTGGAAGTACTTCATGAGGTTCTTAAGAAGAACAATAAGGAACTATATGAAGCAGTGGTAAAAAGAGAAGAAGCAATTAAGGGTGGATGCACCGACAAGATAAAGGAAGTTGAATATAAACTCGGTGTGGAAAGTGGAGAAGTATTATTGTTATTGAATCTAATTTATTATTTAGAAGGGAAAATTGAATTAGAACAAATTGTATAAAAGTGTTGCTAATAAAGGAGGATGAAGGATGAGTGAACAAAAGAGCGCATTATCAGTGCAGGTGGAAGTTGATACAAAAGAAGCGGAAGAGAATATTAAAGAACTAACAAAGGTTGCTGATGAATGTGTTGTTGCATTATCAAAGTTAGAACAGGTTATGGGTAGATTCACTAATAAGGGTGAACTAAAAGATATACAGATCGGTATTGTATCAGATGGTAGGGTCAAAGCTGAATCAATTATTAGAAAAGTAAATGAGATAGGTGAAATTAAAAGAATGTTTTAAAGAGGAGTGAAATAATTGAAACTAACTAAACAAGAACAAGCAGTTATAATCAGCACATTCATTTCGATGTTAGGAACAGATCTTGTAAATGGGCGTATCGATAAACAAAAATTAGAAAGTGTGCTTCCTATCTTTAATGAGATGGAAGATAACACAACACCAAAGCAAAGAAGAGAAGCAATGGTTAGTTTGCTCGATAAAACAATAGATGAATTCTTAAAACAATAGCCATAAAAAAGGAAAAGCAACTCGCATGGGGGCGAATCACTTTTCCAGATGGCAATGTTAATTTCATTATAACAACTTGTATTTATTTGTAAATATATAATCGGAATATTCTTTTAAATGAGGTGAGGATAGATGCAAGTTTATTGTTCTAATTGTAATAAAGATTACGATATGCAACCACAAGTAGTACAACTTCCTAATCGTATTGAGAAATGTTACTTTATATGTCCTCATTGTAGCCATGAACATGTTGCTGCATATGTGAATGATAAGATTCGTAAGCATCAAGCTGACATTGCAAAGTGTCATGAACGGATTAATAAAAAGAAACTTGCTATCGAGGATGAAATGAAACGGTTGAGGAAGAGAGTGGAGGGAAGTAAATGATGATGATGATATTGGCCTATCTTATTATTGGTTTACTTTATAGTTCCATTACAATGTATCCAGTTGCGAGGGACGTTGGACAACGAAAGAAACATGATGGTGTATATATAGTAAGTACATTTATTATTTCTATTGTATTTGCTATTTGTCTCGCTCCTTTCTGGATTATTCTTGTTGGGTTTAATGTAGCGAAGTGGTTTTATAAATGGAAGAATAGAAACCAAATGAAGTGCGAATGTTTTAATTGCGGTTATAAATCAACAATAGATATAGTAACAGGTGCTGGTAAACGTTGTTCTAAATGCAATGGTATAACAATACCTAAAGCGTCAGGTGGTACACATGCCAAGTAAACCATTCAAGCCTTGTAAGTCGTTAGGTTGCAATGAACTGACACGGGATAAGTATTGTGCTAAGCATATCGAAAAGGAAAAAGAAACCGTAAGATATTACGACAAACATATTCGAAACAAAAGCTCACGTTCATTCTACAACTCAAGACTGTGGAAGGATATGCGTGAGCTTATTTATCGTAGAGATCATGGTCTATGTGTTCAATGTAGAAGTAAGGACATCATTAAGATAGGGGATGTAGTCGATCACATCATACCTATTCGTGTTGATTGGTCAAAACGATTAGAACCATCTAATTTACAAACACTTTGTCATGCTTGCCACAATAAGAAAACAAAAGAAGATGAAAAGAAAAACAAAAAATAATTCGAAAGAAAAAATTCATAAACACCCCCCACCATGAAAAAGCAAAAGGCGACTCCCTGGAGACCGCCGCCTAGCTTTCCGTGCAAAAAGTTCGTTTTATTCTACAAAAGGGGGTTCAGCCAAGGGAGGTGGTTCTCATAGGAAGGAAAGCGAAGCCGATTCATTTGCATTTATTAGAAGGTAATACAAATCGATTGACAAAGGATGAAATTGAGAAGCGATTAAAAGCTGAAAAACAGTTGCAAGCAAAAAAGGACAAGGTAAAGCCGCCAACGTGGTTAGATTCAGTTGCTAAGAAAGAATTTAGACGGATTGCTGGTGAGTTACTAGAGCTAGATGTTATTACAAATATAGATGTGAATGCATTAGCAACGTATTGCGATGCTTACTCCGACTATGTTGAATGCACCAAAATTATACGAGAAGAAGGACTTCTTGTTGAATATACCAATAAGGCAGCTGAAACAAATAAAGTTCCACATCCATTACTTACAAAGAAGAAGCAATTACATGAACAAATGAAGGCTTTGGCTGTTGAGTTTGGTCTTACACCAAGTGCAAGAGCGAAAATTGTCATTCCAAATATAAAACAAGGTCCGAAAACAAATGTAGAAAAGGAGTTTGACGTATAACATGATCAGACAATGGATGTTGGACTACTGTGATGATGTACTGAATGATGAAGTTGTTGCTTGTCAGAAGCATAAACAGGCTTGTAAACGATTTTTAAGAGATATTGAACGTGAAGGTTCTGAAGATTTTCCATATGTTTTTAAAGAAGAAAAAGCACTTCGTTTCCTAAAGTGGATGTCTCTTTTTAAGCATACAAAAGGAAAATTAGCAGGTCAGAGAATTGAACCACATTCAATACAAATTTTTGTATTTAGCAATATTTATGGATGGGTTCATCGTAATACGGGATTAAGGCGATTTAAAAAGGCATATTGGCAAGTTGGACGTAAAAATGCAAAGTCTCAATCTTTAGCCTGTGTAGGCTCTTATGAAGCAATGGCATTTGGTGAAAATATGTCAGAGGTATACATTGGAGCCACGAAAACGGAACAAAGTAAAATTGTTTGGAATGAAATTAAAGCACAAATGAATGGGTGTGAAGATTTAAAAGGAAAGTTCAATATTGCATATGGGAAAATTGAACATCTTAAAACCGATTCTTTTATTTCAGCGTTATCAAAAGATGCTGGGAAATCAGGTGATGGACTGAATGTTCAGTGCGGAATTATTGATGAATATCATGCACATCCTACTTCTGAAATTTATGACGTTCTGGTGTCAGGTTCAGGTGCTCGTCCGAATCCACTTATGATGATTATAACGACAGCTGGTTTCAATTTGAGTCATCCATGCTATCGTGTGGAGTATCAATATGTTTCTAAGATTTTGGACACTAATATTGATATTGAAAACGAAGAATACTTTGTCATGGTTAATGAATTAGATAAAGGTGATGAGATTACGAATGCAGAAGTGTGGGAGAAAGCAAATCCAATCCTATGTAGTTATGAAGAAGGGCGTACTTTTTTAAAAGGAGAACTTCAGTCAGCCCTTGATGTACCTGAGAAAATGCGTAATTATCTCACGAAAAACATGAATAGATGGGTGGATATGAAAGAAAATGGCTACATGGATATGCAAAAATGGAAAGATTGCAAAGAAACTGTGGAGTTATCCGAATTAAAAGGGTTAGAATGCACAGTAGGTGTCGATTTATCAGCAAAAATTGACTTAACAAGTGTAGATTTTGAATTTAAAAAGGATGATACGTATGTCGTAATTAGTCATAGTTTTATGCCGGAAGATACTTTGCATGAGAAAAGAAAGACGGATAAAGTTCCGTATGATCTTTGGATACAGCAAGGGTGGATTACAACAACACCTGGTGCAGTAGTTGATTATGAATATATAAAAAAACATATTAAGACCATGGAAAAAGAGAATAAATTCAAAATAAAAGAAATATGCGCTGATCCTTGGAATGCAACGCAATTCATGCAAGATATGGAAGCAGAAGGATATACAGTGGTGGAAATACGTCAGGGAATGGCGACTTTATCAGGTCCTACAAAGGATTTTCGTGAACAAGTTTATCAGAAAAAAGTCATTCATAATAACAATCCAGTATTAAATTGGGCTGTTAGTAATGCTATAACAAAACAGGATGCTAACGAAAACATTATGTTGGACAAGTCAAAAGCAACAGAAAGAATTGACCCGATAGCGGCTGTAATTAACTCACATGTTCGCTGTATGCTTAATTCTGGTGAGATGGACTTAAATTCCTATATTTTAAGTCAAGATTTCTCATTCTAGGAGGAATTACATGCGCTTCTTACTATTTTTCATAGGTATTTTAGAAGATATTCTATTGATTTCAGGGTTGTCCATTATTGTAGGGACGACTTTTTTTGTTAATCCGATTTATGGATGGTATCTGTTAGGGATTATTCTCACAATGTTGGGGGTGGTGATGATAAGAAGATAGAAAGGAGGTGAAACTTTTGATTTTTCGGCATTTATTTAGGAATCAGGACACGACAGATTTAAAAAATCCTTCTCCTTGGTTTAAAAGCTTATTTGGATATCAAGCCGCAAGCGGTGAAAAGGTAACGGTTGAGTCCTCTTTAGGTGTTCCGACGGTTTATCGATGTATTAACATCCTTGCAAATAGTGTTGCGATGCTTCCGTTTCAAACGTTTAAAAAGACAGCGAAAGGAAGAGAACGGGATAAGGCACATCAAGTGTCTTTTGTTCTAGAAAGAAGACCAAACCCTTATCAAAGTCCATTTAAATTCAAACATTTAATCGAAACACACCGTAATACATGGGGGAATGCCTACATCAATATTCATTGGGGTGTGGATGGAAGACCAAAAGAACTATGGGTACTGAATCCAGCTGTTACAACGCCCGCTGTGGACCTAAAGACTAATAAGTTATGGTATTTCACTAGTTTGCCAGACGGTACACCTATAAAAATACCTGATGATGACATTATTCATCTTACCACATTATCTACTGATGGTTTAAAGGGGAAACCGCCTATTCAAATTGCAAGGGAGTCTATAGGTAGCTCACAGGCGGCCCAAAAGTTTAAAGGAAAATTCTTTACAAATGGCGCAGCCCATAGTGGGATATTAAAAACGCAACAAACACTTGGTAAAGAGGCAAAAGAAATACTTCGTGATGCTTGGGAAGAAGCGAATACGGGATTAAATAACGCTCAAAGAATAGCCATTTTAGATGCTGGACTAGAATTTGAAAAGGTGGGTATGCCTTTAAAAGATGCACAATTTATTGAAGGTATGAAATTTGATAAAGGTGAGATTGCAAACATCTTTAATATTCCTTTGCACATGATTAATGAGTTGGATCGTGCTACTTTCTCCAACATTGAACAACAGGCATTGGACTTTATTCAAAATACATTGAGCCCAATTCTTATTCAGTATGAAGAAGAATTTTCCTATAAAGCTTTTTCATTTAATGAGCAAAAAAGATATTATTTAAAGTTTAATCTAACAAGTTTACTTCGCGCTGATTCTAAATCACGAGCAGAATTCTATAAAATTATGTTGGATGCTGGTGCTTTCTCAATTAATAAAGTGCTAGAACTAGAAGATATGGATGGAATCGGAGAACATGGTGACAAACATCGTGTAGATTTAAACCATGTATCCATTGAAATTGCGGATGAATACCAATTAGCAAAAGCTAATGGGAACTTACAGCAGAAAGGGGGTGAGGACAATTAAAGATGTGTTTACTATTAAAAATCAAACAGATTCTTCAGCGGATTTATTCATTTATGGTGACATCATAAATAATACTGGATGGAAATGGGACGATTCCGACGTTATGCCTGATGATGTGAAAAATATTCTAGGTCAGTTGGATGATAAAAGTAACTTAAATATCTATGTAAATAGTGGTGGCGGCTCTGTGTTTGCTGGTTTGGCTATTTATAATATGCTGAAACGAAATAAAGCGCAAAAAACTGTTTATGTGGATGGCGTTGCAGCATCTATTGCTTCAGTTATTGCTTTAGCTGGTGATCGCGTTGTTGTTCCCTCCAATGCATTCTTAATGATTCACAAGCCATGGACCGTTGGTGTAGGTAATGCAAATGACCTTCGTAAAATGGCAGAGGACTTAGACAATATTGAGTCAGGAATTATGAATGTATACAAAGAAAACTTAAAAGAAGGTATTGAAATCGAAGAAATTCAACAATTAGTAGATGCTGAGACCTGGTTGAGTGGTGAGGAAGCTGAAAAATACTTCAATATCGAAGTTGTGGAAGCAAAGGAAGTTGCAGCATGTATGAGTGATTACTTTGATAAATATCAAAAAACACCTAGTAAAGTAGTAGCAAAAGCTCCTTCTATTCCAAAGAAGGACAATAATGAACAATTAAAAATACAAAATGCACTAGACCTGTTAGAACTATAGGTCTATTTTTTGTGCCAATATAAGGAGGACATACCGAATGGATAAACGTGAACAAGAATTACGTCAAAAAGTTGCTGATTTAAAAGCGAAAGCAGAAGAATTTAACAATAGCGGTAAATATGAAGATGCAAAGGCAAAAATTGAGGAAGCGAAAAACGCGAAAAATGAACTGGATAACTATCTAGCGATGATGCAAATCCAAGTTTCTGACCCTGTAAATTCACAAACAGGAGTTTTGCCTCCAGCATCAGTTAAAAATGAAGATCCATCGTATAAAGAAGTATTTATGAAAGCTATCCGTGGTCAAAATTTAAGCCATGAAGAAGCATGCGTTATGCAGGAATACAAAGCGGCCTTATCTGAGAATTCAGGTAAAGATGGCGGCTATATTGTTCCAGAAGATATTACGACAACAATTAATCAATTAAAACAAACGGTTGATAGCTTAGAACAGTATGTAAATGTACAACCTGTATCAACAAACAAGGGAGCCCGTACGCTAGAGAAACGTGCAGCATCTACACCTTTTGCGCCATTATCTGAGTATGGTAAGCCAAATGCAATGCAAGAAATTGCTTCTCCTGAATTCGATCGTTTATCTTACGCAATTGAAGATTATGCAGGCTTCTTACCGGTGCCAAATGATTTATTAGATGATACAGATCAAGCTTTAGAAGAATATTTACGTCAATGGATTGCGAAAAAATCTATTGCGACTCGAAACTATCTGATTTTACAAGAAATCAATAAACTAACAAAAGTTGATTTAAAGGATTATAACGGCCTTAAAACAACATTAAACGTTACACTAGATCCAATGTTTGCAGCAGTAGCGAACATTTTTACAAACCAAGATGGATTTAATTACTTAGATCAATTAGAAGATAAAAATGGTCGTCCACTACTTCAACCAGATCCAACAAATCCAACTCGTAAGTTATTTTCCGGTAAGCCCGTTATTGTGTTGTCCAATAAAACAATTGCTACAGATAAAGACGGAAAAGCACCTTTCATTATTGGGGATTTAAAAGAGGCAGTTATTCTTTGGGATAGAAAACAATTATCTATTGATATGACCAAAGAAGGCGGAAATGCTTGGAGAACAAATACTTCTGAATTCCGAGCAATCGAACGTGAAGATGTCACATTATGGGACCAAGAAGCAGTTGTGTATGGGCAAATTACGGTTGCGCCTAAAACTGGAGCTTAATAAGCTAGGGGGTGTCCTTCTTGGTACTAACATTAGAGGAAGCTAAAAAGTATCTTCGCGTGGATGGTGATGAGGAGGACGATCTCATTACATCTTTCGTAATAGCAGCTGAAATCTATATTAAAAATGCTACAAGTAAAAATGTGGACTTAAAAAGCGAGCTTGCTAAATTGGCGGCTCGTATTTTAATTTCCCATTGGCATGAAAATCGGGAAGCAGTTGGAAAAGCAGAACAATTAGCATTTAGTTTGCAATCGATATTAGTTCAGTTGCAGTATTCTGGTGGTGATTCAAGTGAATCCAGGTAAATTAGATAAACGTCTTACATTTCAAGTGAAAGATGATGAAGCAAAGAGCCCAGACGGTGATCCAATAGAAGGATATAAGGATTCTTTTACTGTATGGGGCTCTTTTATTTTTTTAAAGGGAAGAAAATACTTTGAAGCAGCCGCAGCTAACAGCGAAGTGCAGGGTGAAACAGAAATCCGATTTCGCGCAGATGTGAATGCTGACATGAAAATCAAGTATAAGAATACGATTTATGACATTCTTTCGGTTATTCCAACTGAAAAACACACATTATCAATCATGTGGAAGCGTGGTGGAATGAATGGCTGATGGTGTAGATTTGTTAGGTTTTGATCGTTTGGTTACTGAATTAAATCAAATGGGGTTACGTGGAGAGGAAATAGAAGATAAAGCTCTTGCAGCCGGTGGTGAACAAATTCGAAAAGCTATTGCAGAAAGAAGTGAACCGAGGAGTTCAAGTCCTAAGAAACCTTCCAAAAGTGAACCTTGGCGTACGGGCCAACATTTGCTGGATAATATACGAGTTACGAAGGCACGAATGGAAAATGGTGTGAAAACGATCAAGATTGGAATAGACAAAGCGGACCGTTCTCCATATTTCTATGGAAAGTTTTTAGAGTGGGGTACTTCTAAAATGCCAGCACATCCATTTATAGAACCAGGTTTTAACGCTTCTAAAGCCGATGCGGTACGTGCTATGACGGATATCTTGAAAAATGAAATGGGGCTGAATTTATGATAAATTTACGCCCTGAAATTGTGCAAGCTCTTGGAAATAATCAGGAGCTTGTTTCTTTATTAGGTGGAAAACGTGTTTATTATCGTAAAGCCAAAAATGCTGAAGAGTTTCCACGGATTACGTTTTTTGAATTAGATAATCGACCAGATGGATTTGCAGATAATGATGAAAGCGAAAGTGAAATCACATTCCAAATCGATATTTGGTCAAAGGGTAGTACAACAGCAATCCATCAAAAAGTGAATGGAATTATGAAAAGTATTGGTTTTTCGCGTTATGCGGTTGCTGATTTATATGAAGAGGATACAAAAATTTTTCATTACGCGATGCGATTCGCGAAAGGAGTGGAGTTATAGATGGCTGGAGAAGTTATTAAAATTAGTTCGACTGTCGGTGTAGATAGTCTTGTTTATGCAAAGTCATTGAAAGATGATGCAACTGGTGTTGATTACAGTACGGTTAAAAAAATGGAAGGTGCAGTAAAGGTTAAATTAACTAAAAAAGTATCTTCTGAGGTTATGTGGAGCGATAACAGAAAATCAGAGATTGCAGAATCTGATGGTGAAACTGAAGTGGAAATCGAACTTCGAAGTATTTCTCTATCAACAAAGGCTGACATTGAAGGGTTTCCAGAAGTAAAAGATGGAGTTTTAGATGAGAAACGTGAAGGTGAGAAACCATATTTAGCTATTGGTTTCCGATTCTTAAAAGCTAATGGTAAGTATCGATATGTTTGGTTATTAAAAGGGAAACTTTCACAAGAGGAAGAAGAGGCTGAAACGAAAAAAGATAAACCGAATTTCCAAACAACAAAATTGAAAGGTTCCTTTATTGAACGTGATTTTGATGATAGAACGAAATTTACAGCAGATGAAGATGAGCCAACGTTTACAAAATCAGTTGGAGATAATTGGTTTAATAAAGTATATGAAAAACCAGTCGCACAACCACCAGCAGGAAAATAAGGGGGAGCAAAAGCTTTCTCTTTTTTATTAAATTTAGGAGGGAAAAACTATGAAATTAACTTTAATGATTAATAAAGAAAAACAAACTTTTAATATGCCAGAATTTATTCCAGCCCGCCTTATTCGTCAGGCTCCTGAACTTGCTGAAATCCCAAACAATCCTGGTCCAGAAGATATGGATAAAATGGTTCAATTCGTGGTGAAAGTTTATGGCGGTCAATTTACATTAGATCAGTATTGGGATGGGGTTGATGCCCGTAAATTCTTATCGACAACTTCAGATGTAATTAATGCAATTATAAATGAAACTGTGGAAGCAGCTGGTGGTAATCCTGTATCTGGAGAAGAAGAAAACCCAAACGAGTAGAGGGAGGAGGGCTAACGTTCAGTGAGTTTATGGACGAGCTCTACCTCTCTTTATTACGTCAAGGATATAAACATCATCATATCGATAATGAAATGGATATTTGGCATTATTTAAAGCTGAATCAAAAGAGTCGTGAACAAGGTGATTCAAATAGTGAAAATGCAAGCTCTAATGAAATAGAAGTTCCGGCAGAAAACATTATTTAATGAGGGGGTGAGACTATGGCAAATGAAATGAATAATTTGGTCGTTAGGCTTTCCCTTGATAATGTAAACTTCCGACAAGGTATCGCGAATTCAGGGCGTGCAGTCAGAACATTACAGAACGAATTAAAATCTGTGAGTACAGGTATGGGTGGTTTTGCTAACGCTAGTCAACAAACGCAAGCGAAAATGAATACACTTAGTAGGCTCATTGATGCGCAAAAAGAGAAAGTTAAAGCGTTACGACAAGCCTATGATCAAAATAAGGCTAAATTAGGTGAAAATGATGCAGCAACTCAACGATATGCTTCTCAAGTTAATAAAGCAGTTGCTGATTTAAATAGATTTGAAAATGAACTCAAACAAGTGAATCGTCAGGCACAACAAACAGCACTGGATAAATTAAATAATTCATTGAAGTCTTTACAAGCTGAATTCCAAGCGGTTACAACAGGAATGCATGGATATACCAATGCTACTGAACAAACTCGAGCAAAAATTGATGTGCTATCTCGTATGGTAGATAAGCAAAAGGAGAAAATCAGGGAGCTTCAGTCCGCTTACAATCGTGCTAAAACAGAAGAAGGTGCAGCAAGTCAATCAGCACAACATTATGCTGAACAAATTCATCGAGCTACCGCTGAACTTAATCGATTCGAAACTGAATTACGTCAGTCAAATCATGAACTAGAACAACAAGGTAATCGTCTTCTCAATTTCGGAAACCGTATGGAAACATTGGGAAATCATTTGCAAAATGCAGGAATGCAAATTGGTATGGTGTTTGGCGGAATGACTTACGCTATAGGGCGTGGTTTAAAATCAGCGGTTACTGAATCAATGAACTTCGAACAACAGATGGCTAACATTAAAGCAGTATCTGGTTCTACTGGCGAAGAAATGAAAAAATTAAGCGAACTAGCTGTTAACATGGGAGAAACAACAAAGTATTCTTCTGTAGAAGCTGGAAAAGGTATTGAAGAATTAATAAAGGCTGGTGTTAGCTTACAAGATATCATTAATGGTGGATTGGCAGGAGCTCTTAACTTAGCGACAGCAGGAGAACTAGAATTAGGTGAAGCGGCAGAGATTGCATCAACAGCCTTAAATGCATTTAAAGCAGATCATCTTTCAGTAGCAGATGCAGCTAACATATTATCAGGAGCGGCAAACGCATCGGCAACTGATGTACGTGAATTAAAATATGGTCTTGCTGCCTCTTCAGCAGTAGCGGCAGGAGCAGGGATGACGTTTAAAGATACCGCTACAACTTTAGCAGTATTCGCTCAAAATGGTTTAAAAGGTTCAGATGCAGGGACATCTTTAAAAACGATGCTTATGAGGTTAAATCCATCTACTAAAGAAGCATATAACAAAATGCGTGATTTAGGTCTTATCACATATAACGCTCAAGCAGGGTTTGATTTCCTGGTGAAAAATGGAGTTACTCCAGCATCTAGAAGTGTGGGAGATATCGAAGTTGCATTAGAAAAATATGTAATGAAAACTGAAGGAGTTACAAAGTGGAACGATAAATGTGATACAACATTCCGTGAGTTAGCAACAAGTTCCGCATTCTTATCATCAAAATTTTACGATCAACAGGGACATATTCAAAGTCTAGAAAATATTTCAGGAACACTTCATGAGTCTATGAAAGATTTAACAGATCAACAACGAAGTATGGCGTTAGAAACATTATTTGGTTCTGATGCCGTTCGTGGTGCGACTATTCTCTTTAAAGAAGGAGCAAAAGGGGTTAATGAAATGTGGGATGCAATGTCCAAAGTTACGGCTGCCGATGTTGCAAAAACAAAGATTGATACCCTCCAAGGAAGAATCGTTTTATTAGATTCAGCGTTTTCTACTATGAAAAAGACAATTGGTGATGCACTTGCTCCTGTGGTGAGTGTGTTTGTTGCTGGTTTACAAAAACTTGTTGATGGATTCAACTCTTTACCAGGACCAGTACAAAAGGCAATAGCAATTACAGGTGGTATTGTCCTTGCTTTAACAGCTGTGGCTACAGCGATAGGTGTTGTTTTAGCAGCGTTTGGAATGATTGCTTCAGGAATTGGTTCTTTATCTCTTGCATTAGCATCAGTTGGTGGGATTGCTGGAATTGCTGCTGGAGCAGTTGGATTCTTAGGAAGTGCGCTTGCGGTTTTAACAGGACCAATTGGTCTAGTAGCAGCGGCTCTTATCGGAACTGGAGTAGTTGCATATAAAGCATATCAAAAAGCAACTGAAGACAGTATCGCTTCAGTAGATCGTTTTGCTACAAATACAGAAGGGAAAGTAAGCTCCTCAACAAAGAAGGTTCTTGGCGAGTATTTTAAACTGTCCGATGGTATTAGACAAAAGTTAACTGAAATTAGATTGAATCATGAAGTAATAACAGAAGAACAGTCGCAGAAGTTGATTGGTCAATATGACAAATTAGCTAATACAATCATTGAAAAAACCAACGCAAGGCAACAAAAAGAAATTGAAGGGCTTAAAAAGTTCTTTGCTGATTCGTATGTATTAACCGCTGAAGAAGAAAATAAACGAATCGAACAGTTAAATCAGCACTATGAACAAGAGAAGCTAAAAACACAAGAGAAAGAAAATAAAATTAAAGAAATTCTACAAACGGCAGCTAGAGAAAATCGAGAGTTAACAACGTCTGAACGTATTTCTTTACAAGCTCTACAAGATGAAATGGACAGAGTTGCAGTTGAACACATGAGTAAGAACCAAATGGAACAAAAGGTAATCCTGGAAAATATGCGTGTGCAAGCTAGTGAAATATCAGCTAGACAAGCAGCAGAAGTTGTAGAGAATAGCGCCAAAGCAAGAGACAAAGTTATTGAGGATGCGAAAAAGACCCGTGATGAAAAAATTGCAGAGGCAATTCGCCAGCGTGACGAAAATAAAACAATCACTGCTGATGAAGCGAATGCAATCATTGCAGAGGCAAAACGTCAGTATGATAGTACAGTTTCTACAGCTCGAGATAAGCATAAAGAAATTGTGAGTGAAGCAAAAGCGCAAGCTGGTGAACATGCAAATCAGGTAGATTGGGAAACTGGCCAAGTAAAATCGAAATATCAAGTTATGAAAGATGATGTTATTCGAAAAATGAAAGAAATGTGGTCGGATGTTACCAACAAATATGAAGATATGAAAAACTCTGCAAGTAACAAGGTTGAGGAAATAAAAAATACAGTTTCGAGAAAATTTGGCGAAAAAGTCCAAGCGGTAAAAGATAAGATGAACGAAGTGAAAAGCGGTATCGAAGAAAAATGGAATACAGTTGAAAAATTTTTCAGTTCTATAAATTTACGTTCCATTGGTAAATCAATCATAGAAGGTCTTGGAAAAGGAATAGATGATGCTTCAGGAGGTCTATTTAGCAAGGCTGCTGGAATTGCAAGTGATATTAAAAAGACTATTTCTGGAGCACTAGAGATTAACAGTCCATCTAAAGTGATGATTCCAGTGGGTAGCGCGGTTCCAGAAGGTGTTGGAGTTGGTATGGATAAAGGGAAACGGTTTGTTGTCGATGCAGCCAAAAATGTAGTTGGAACCGTTAAGAAACAAATGGGGAACATGCCATCTGTTTTTGATTTCGGATTCCAAACGAATCAATACAGTATCCCACGTAATACATTTAGAGATTTCAACGGATATGCGCAACCACAATTAGCTTATAATAATTCACCTGCGGCAAAAACAATATTCCCAAATAGAACGGGTGGAGAACAGGAACTGAATTTAACTGTAAACATGACCAATGTTTTAGATGGAAAAGAGCTTGCAAACGGAAGTTACACCTATACTACAAAGCTTCAAGATCGTGAACAAAAAAGAAGAGCGGAATTTTAAAGGTGGTGAGCACGTTGGGGAAACTAAGTTTTACTTTTAATAATATTAAAAAAGATTATATTCAAATGCTAGTTGGAAGAAAACGCCCTTCATGGGCTCCAGTAAAAAGAAGATTAGTAAGAGTCCCTCATCGCGCAGGGGCTCTTTTACTTAATACAGAAACCGAGGAACGTCGTATTGACGTTCCTCTTGTTATTAAAGCGAAAAAAGATATGGCGGATTTACAAAAGTTAAAAGAAGATTTAGCGGATTGGTTATATACAGAGCAACCCGCTGAACTTATTTTTGATGATGAGTTAGACAGGACTTATTTAGCATTAATTGATGGTTCTGTCGATTTGGACGAAATAGTCAATAGAGGCAGAGGTGTTATTACTTTTGTTTGTCCGATGCCGTATAAATTAGGTAAACAAAATACTCATACGTTTACTCAAAACTGGTCCACTGAAATCACTACTTCTTTCGTCAATCAAGGTAATGTAGAAGCGCCTCCAATTATTGAGATTGAGGCCAAGAAACCGAGTACATTTTTAGATGTATGGTTTGGTGAGTATCCGTATAATCGTGATTATTTTAGAATCGGTTATCCGTTGAAAACAGAGCAACTACCTGTAGAGAGAAATCAAAGGCTGATATGGGATGAAATGACTACCACTGTTGGGTGGAGTAAAGTAAGTTCAATGGAAGATGGCAACCCAGTCGGTGAAATGAAATCAGACGGTTATCAATTTTATTGCTCTAATTATGGTACAGGGACAGGAAAAGGATGGAATGGTGCAGCTGTTAAAAAAAATATACCTAATGGGCCAGTGCAAGATTTTATTATGCAGGCTTATGTTACATGTAAAAGTAAACGTATCAATGAGATGGGTCGAGTGGAAATAGCGATATTAGATGAAAACAGTAAAGTGCTTTCGAAAATAGCTATGACTGATGTATTTTGGCAAGCTGAACAAAACTTCGGAACAATGGTAATCGGTTATGATAATAAACCAGGAAGAAGAAGTTTAATTCATGAAAGTGGAGATTATCCAAACACTTGGAACCAGTATCAAGGGCGATTGTGGATAGCTAGAACAGGAAATGTATGGGAAGCGTATATTTCGAAATTCCTCCCGGGGACGGAAAAAGATGATTCTGAACGATTTGTGCGGTGGACGGATGAAAATAACTATCACATGGAAAAAGCGTCGCAAATTCAAATCAGTATTATGCAATGGCAAGATGTACCGCCAGTAGAAGCGATGACCGTTTCAGATTTAAAGTTTTGGAAAGTGAATTTAAATACTCAAAATAATCCGCCTTACATTTTTGATACGGGAGACAAGATTATAATTGATACAGAAAAAAGTCTTGTAACCATTAACGGTAAAAATGCGATTAATTTAAAAGACATTTTTAGTAATTTTCCAAATATCATACGTGGTGAGAATCGTATTGATATAATGCCACCAGATGTTAAAGCGACTGTTAGTTATAGGGAGAGATACAGATGAGAACACCAAGCGGGATTTTGCATGTTGTGGATTTCAAAACAGATCAAATCGTTGCAGCTATTCAGCCAAATGACTATTGGGATGATAATAGGCGTTGGGAACTAAAAAACAATGTTGATATGCTGGATTTCACTGTTTTTGATGGAACTACTCATTCAGCTACACTACAACAACAAAATCTTGTTCTAAAAGAAGTTCGCGATGGAAGAGTTGTACCATATGTCATTACAGAAACAGAGAAGAATTCAGACAAACGATCCATTACCACATATGCTTCAGGAGCTTGGGTTCAAATTGCTAAATCAGGCATTATAAAACCACAAAGGATAGAAGGTAAAACAGTAAACGAATTCATTGATATGGCTCTTGTAGGTATGAAATGGAAACGTGGAAAAACAGATTATGCAGGTTTTCACACTATGACCATTGATGAATTTATGGATCCGTTAACTTTTTTAAAGAAAATAGCTTCTTTATTCAAATTAGAAATTCAATATCGCGTTGAGGTTCAAGGGTCACAAATAGTTGGATGGTATGTTGATATGATTCAAAGGCGTGGCCGAGATACTGGTAAAGAAATAGAGTTGGGGAAAGATTTGATAGGTGTTACACGTATTGAACATTCAAGAGATATTTGTACAGCACTAGTCGGATTTGTAAAAGGTGAAGGCGATAATGTAATTACCATTGAAGGTATTAACAGGGGACTTCCGTATATTGTTGATAATGATGCATTTCAACGATGGAACGAACGTGGTAAGCATAAGTTTGGTTTTTATACGCCAGAAACAGAAGAGTTAAATATGACTCCGCAACGTTTAATGACATTAATGGAAATAGAACTGAAAAAACGTATTAATTCTTCAGTTTCGTATGAAGTAGAGGCACAATCGATTGGTCGCATTTTCGGACTAGCACATGAACTAATCAATGAAGGCGATACAATCCGAATCAAAGATACAGGCTTCATACCTAAGCTATATCTTGAAGCTCGTGTTATTGCTGGTGACGAATCATTCACTGATCCTGCACAAGATAAATACGAATTTGGGGATTATCGAGAGATAGTAGACCCAAACGAGGAACTAAGAAAGATTTACAATCGAATCCTTAGTAAATTCGGTGAGAAACAAGAAATGTTGGATCAGCTAGATAAATTAGTGAAAGAAGCCAATGAAACAGCAAGTAACGCTAAGAAAGAATCAGAAGCAGCGAAAACACTTGCCGAAAAGGTACAAGAGAATATTAAAAATAATACTGTTGAAATTATAGAAGCTAAGAATCCACCGACAACAGGTCTTAAACCTAATAAAACGCTTTGGCGTGATATTAGTAACGGAAAGCCCGGCATTTTAAAAATATGGACAGGTACAGCTTGGGAATCGGTTGTACCAGATGTTGAATCAGTTAAGAAAGAAACACTTGAGAAGGTTAATAAAGATATTGAGTCCACAAAATCAGAATTAAATCAAAAGGTTCAAGAAGCACAGAATCAAGCTACAGGACAATTCAATCAAGTACAGGAAGGTTTACAGGGTGTCAGTCGTACAATTTCTAATATCGAAAACAAACAAGGTGAAATTGACAAGAAAGTAACTCAGTTTGAACAGGATTCTAATGGATTTAAAACTTCTATCGAAACGTTAACGAAAAAAGATACTGAAATAAGCAGTAAATTAAATACAGTAGAGCAAACTGTGGAAGGCACAAAAAAGACGATATCCGATGTACAGCAAACAACAAGTGAGCTTAAGAAAACAACAACTGAAATAGAAGAAAAAGCTGGGAAGATTAGTGAGAAGCTAACAAGTGTAGAAACAAAGGTTAATAACGATAAAGCTGGAGGGCGCAACCTTTTACTAGATTCAAATGTTAAATACGAAAAAACAGAATACCTAATCAATCAATATTCTCTAACTGAAAATTTCTTTGCAGGCGAGGAATATACTTTTGTGATTAAGGGAAGTGTCCCACAAGGTCAGAAATTTGGGATTTGGCAGAATGGCGGTTCGAATAATGTTGGATATGCAACAAGTGTTTATGCTAACGGAATAACGTATGTAACCTTTAAAGCTGTTGCAACTACAAGTGGGAATGAACGAAAGTTAAGCTTATATAACTATCCAAGTAATACTACAAAGGCAACTGTAGAATGGGTTGCCCTGTATAAAGGGAATAAGCCACAGGATTGGACGCCAGCGCCTGAAGAACAGGTAACAACCGATGAATTCACCAAGAAAACCACTGAAATTACAAGAAGTGTAGATGGTATCAAAGAAACGATAACAAAAGTAGAAAATAATCAAAGTGGATTTGATAAGCGTGTTGCTACTGTAGAAAAAGATGCAACTGCTATTAAACAAAATGTCTCTTTAATACAAGATACGCAGACAGAACAAGGAAGACAATTACAAGAGGCAAAGGCTGGATGGGAAAATACTGCAAAAGCACTTGAAGGTAAAGTTGAGCTTAAACAAGTGGAGGATTATGTCGCTGGGTTTAAGATTCCTGAGTTGAAGCAAACAGTTAATCAGAATAAACAAGATTTATTAGATGAATTAGCTAATAAGCTTGCAACTGAGCAATTTAACCAGAAGATGACTCTGATTGATAACCGTTTTACTATCAATGAACAGGGTATCAATGCCGCAGCAAAAAAGACAGAGGTATATACGAAGACGCAAGCGGATGGGCAATTTGCAAAAGATTCTTATGTAAGAGATATGGAAACCCGTCTTCAGTTAACTGAAAAGGGTGTTAGCATATCTGTAAAAGAAAATGATGTAATCGCAGCATTCAATATGAGTAAAGAAAACATTACTTTGAATGCGAACAAGATTAACCTAAGAGGTTTTATTACAGCAGACCATATCAAAGGGCAAGTTTTAGAAGGAGTAACACTTAGAACTACTGGAAGTAGATTTGTTGAAATAAACCAGCAAAACTTTAAGATTTTTGATGCAAACAAACCTCGCGGTTATATGGGATTTATGGAGACGACAGATGGAAGTATTCAACCGTCCATCGTTCTGGGTTCTGACAATACTAAATATAGAGGTACAGGGTCATTCTATATGTATCAAGCGATACCCCGAATAGATGGTGTTGAGCAACCTTCTAAAGCGTATGCAAAATTTGGGATTTCTAAAGGGGAAAATGCAGAAGGGAATAATATATGGTCAAATTATATTCAAATGCAGAATGACGGTGGACATCTGAGCGTATATTCAGATGGACAATTTCGTTTTAAAAACTTGAATGATATTATTTTTGAATCTGAAGGATGGGCTCCAGGATATGGTTACTTCTCTGTAACTACAACTGAACCGCATATTTTTACAAATAACTCGGGGCAGTTTACTTTCAAAAGAAAAGGCAGTGACTATAAAATACATTTCATAAACGGCGCCACCGATCATGATTTAGTCATGGGTAATGCAATGATAAGATCAAGTTTTGTACAAGGTTATAACAACGGCTTGCAGATTAAAGATATGATGGGTCAAGGGTGGAAAGATATAGAATTAAGAACACTGCGAGCTAAAGAAAATATATCTGCTGCAGGGCGTATGTGGGCGCAAGAATTTATCCCTAGTTCTTCTCGTACGCTTAAAACGAACATAGAAGACCTTCCATTCTCCGCTTTAGATAAAATCAACTCTGTAAACATTAAACAGTATCACTTTATAAGAGATGTTGAACGCTTTGAGTCAGGGGAGTCTATTACACTTCCAATTAATTACGGTATGATTGCGGAGGACTCTGACGATGTATTCACTACACCACAGAAAGACGCTGTAACACTTTATAGCTCGGTTGCAATTTCTATTCAAGCAATACAAGAAGTTGACTTTAAAGTTAAAAATCTTCAATTTGACCACGGTATGTTGAAGCAGGAAGTTGTCACTCTTAAAGAACAACTTGAAGCAGAAAAACTTGAGAAAGTTTCAATGAAAGCTGAAATTGATGAATTAAAGGTATTAGTACAACAATTAATAAATGAGGAACCAAAGCAGCCATAAGCTGTTTTTTATTTTGCATAAAATACGGCTTTGATGAGAAAAAGAGAGACATCATCTCTCCTTTTCTTTAATATAGAAGTAGAATATCCGATTTATGAAGTTTATGAAATATATGAGGTGAATATATGGAACAGTTTATTTCAATAATTATATTTTCTTTACCAGGAATTTTAGCATATTTTTGGTTACAATTATTTGGATTGAATCCAACTGTGAAACATACTCCCACTGAAATGCTGGGGCTTGTTGCGTTATTATGGGTTCCTATTACAGGATTAACGTTTGCAACATATAACTTAACTGTTTTTATATTTGCGTCACCTAAGATTTATATTACAAACCTTAATGAAATAAGTGCTTTATCTATGAATCTTTCATTTTTACTGTTTTATGTATTATTCAGTGTATTCTATAGTTTTGTAACAGCGTATGCGTGGGGAAGATACTTTAATATGGTTGTTTTAAAATTAGTGAATAAAGTGAGAGTCCAACGTAAGGTGTCAGTACTTTCAGAGGAAACCAGTGTTTGGGATGCGTTTTTTATTAGTTTAGAAAAAGAGGAAGAGCAGGCTCTAATTGTAGAAATGTATAAAATAGATAAACCTGATGAAAAAATATATGGAGCAGTAATAAGGACGTCCCGCCCTTACGAGACGGAACGATCCCTTGTTTTAGACCAATCGGAGCAATGGAAAAAATCTCATGAGTATTATCAATATCCAGTCAAACGAAGTTATGTAGACGTAAAATCTGGAATGATAGTGAATGAGTTAGACCATTTAAACCCACAAATCCCATTTAATCGCGAGGGGGAGGAGTAGGAGCCTCGAAGGTTGGTCTCTTTACGGAACTATCTGGTAATTTGATAGGTTGTCCAGATGGTTTTGAAGAACCTGACATGTTTTGCACCCCCTTCCTTGAGGGATATATTCAATATTAAATGAATTTAATAAATAATTAAATATGTTTATTTGAATGAGAGAAGCTGATTAATTTGCTTCTCTTTTTATTTTGAGGAGATGATTAGTGTGAAGCGAATAGTAGACCAAGTAATTTATGAAAAGCATGTTAGCCAAGAAAATAAAAACCTAGTCAAAGATTTTCTAATCGAAAAGAAAGCACAAGGAAAAGCGGCAAGCACTTTACAGCAATATCATTGGGACTTACGAATTATTTTGTTTCTAATACATCAACACTTCGAAAATAAAAAACTTATTGACCTAACACGTAAAGACATTCGGAATTTATCTATTATTTTTCAAGAGATGGAAATGTCTAATGCTCGTGTAAATGGGTTAATGAGTGCGTTAAGATCCACATTAGAATTTTGTGCGGATGATGACGACTATGATTATGAATTTAATGTAGGTTCACGAGTCCGCGGATTACCTAAAAATCCAGTCAGAGAAATTACTTTTATTAGTGAAGAACAAATTGAGTGGTTAATCGACGAATTGCTTAAACAAGAAAAATATATATTAGCGACTTATTTGGCACTTTCTTACTACAGTGCAGCAAGGAAGAATGAAGTTTACCAAGTTCAAAAAGAAGAACTAACAGAACGTTATTTTACGAATGTAGTACGTGGTAAGCGAGGTAAGAAATTCAGATTGTATTATAATCCCCGAGTACAGAAATGTATTCGTTTATATATAAATCAACGAGGTAAAGATACTATTCCAGATCTGTTTGTAAGAGTTTATAAGAATGGTGAACGAAGAACGTTAAATAAGAGCGTATTTAATTATTGGTGCAAGATATTTGCTAAGATGCTGTACGAAAAAGAAGGGAAGGAATTTAAAATTAATCCTCATTGTTTCCGTCATAGCAGATTAGATAATTTGAAAGTACAAGGTGTTCCACTAGAAAAATTAAAATCACTGGCTAACCATTCTGATATTTCTACAACTGAATCTTATTTGAAAGACAGAAGTGAAGAAGATATTGCTGAGATATTTGGAATGGATTCAAGTTGCTTTGCAGCATAAAAAGGAGTGAAGAAATGACAATTGAAATTGGTTTACTTATTGCAGTGTTATCACTTGCCGTTAGCTATTTGGGCTATTCATTGAATAGAACAAAGTCTGTAAAGTCTGATGGACAAGAAAGTGCAGAAATGAGAGCAGAATTAGGGTATATCAGGAAAGGAGTTGATGATATTCGGATTGATCAAAAGGCAAGTGAAAAACAAATGATTTTATTTGGAGAAAGAATTACAAGAGTAGAGGAAAGTTCTAAACAAGCACACAAACGCATTGACACTTTAGAAAAGGAGATAAATTAATTATGACAAAAGAGAATATTAAAAAACGATTCCGCAACTGGAAAACATGGGTTGCGTTTTTTTCTTTGCTTGGATTTTTGTTTACAAAGTTTGGTGTTCCAGAAGCTAAGAGCTTTTTGGATGAATTAGCACCTTATTTGCTGTCAGTTGGTATTGCATTAGGTATTTGGTCTGATCATGATGTAAATAGCGAAGGAGACGATAAATAATGGGTTACACTGTAGATATTTCAAAATGGAACGGTAATATTAATTGGCCTGTAGCAAAGCAATACTTAGATTTTGTTATTGCTCGTGTACAAGATGGTTCGAATTATGTAGATCCTTTATACAAAGGTTATGTACAAGCTATGAAGCAACATGGTGTCCCTTTTGGTAACTATGCATTCTGTCGTTTTGTTTCTGAAAATGATGCGCGTATAGAAGCTCGTGACTTCTGGAACCGTGGAGATAAGAGCGCAACAGTCTGGGTGGCTGATGTAGAAGTAAAAACAATGGATGATATGAGAGCAGGGACACAAGCGTTTATCGATGAATTGCGCCGATTAGGAGCTAAAAAAGTAGGTTTATATGTTGGCCATCATATGTACGCTCCTTTTGGTATGGCGAATGTAAAAGCTGATTTTGTATGGATTCCACGATATGGCGGTAATAAACCAGCATATCCATGCGATATTTGGCAATATACTGAAACAGGAAATGTTCCTGGTATCGGCAAATGTGATTTGAATGAATTAATTGGAAGTAAACCTTTATCTTGGTTTACAGAAAAAGAACGACCAGAACAAGCAGTTTCAAATGTTGGCTATCAATACGTTAAATCTGGTGGTTTTGGTATTTCATTGGTTCAGGAAGTCGTAAATGCTATGAATGAGCGTGGAACTAAAGGGAAGGTTGTCTCTGATCCATTAACTGGTTTAGCTTACTTACAAACTGAAGTACTACCTAATGGCGAGCTTGATAAGATTACAGCTTGGATGGATGAAAGAAACTGGTGGTACGAGTACATTAAAAAATAAAACAAAAGAATAGTTTGATTAACAAAAAAGCCGTCATGTGACGGCTTTTTTTATTGTTCAATTACTGTTGCACTAATTTTAGGCATTCCTGTTTTATCTTTTTCATCATAGGCGCCATAAATCGTTACTGTTGCACCTTTAGATATTTTTAGCCCGCTTTTGAGTGTTATTTCATTTTCATTTGATTGCACACCACTTTGTGCAATTTGAATAGTGTACATACCTTTTCCATCATTTTCATTTGTACTTAAGACAAAAGAAGGTAACGCTGAAGATTTTAATAATAAATCTACCGTTCCCGTAGCTTTAAGCCTTTTTCCTTTTTCGTATTGACCTCCATTTGCTTTAACAAAACTAACTTCTTCAGCATCTTGCTTTATCTTCTTATTTAATTCATCCTGAGATGTTAAATCTTTTTTAGTTTCTGGTTGGGATTTGACGTTTGCTTTTTCGCTTGATTCACTTTGTTTAGAAGAATCACAAGCTGTGAGACCTAACAATAAGGTACTTCCAATGCAAATACCTATAAGTTTTTTATACATTTTCATTATCCCCCTCTATATCCTCTATCCAAATTTCTTCCATGTGTAATTTTAATTCTTTTGCAATTTTGTAAGCCGTAAGAAAACTAGGGAGCGTCGTATTATTAACAAGTGAGCTCATTGTAGTTTGACTAATTCCAATAAGTTTTGAAAATTCCTTTTGACGTATTTCCCTTTCAGCAAAAATAATACGAAGTTTACATTTTAATCGCACAATATCACCTCTTTAATTATATACAATTCGCATATGGAAATGTGTCCTCCTTTAATTTAATCAACGAATATTTAGAAAAATTTAAATGGACAGGCAATATAGCCCCTTCTAAGTCATATACCTATATCAAGACCACGAGGAACACCAAGTGGGATCGAGGACAACAAGAGGGGAGAGGGCGCGCATGCGTTGGCAATATTCACACTTAAATGAAACGCCTTACCTGTATCCATCAAAAGAATTAAGAAGTATGTATAGAAATTCCGATGGCAAGAAAGAAACAAATGCAATTATGGACCACATGGAAAGACATGAGGTTTTTGATAATCGTGAGTACAGAGGTTATTACCGTTTGTCAAAAGATATAATGGATGATTTATATGAAGATGAGGATGAAGTGCTTGAGTGGGGAGATGTCATTAATGAGTATCAACCGGTTATGACACCGAAGGGATTACAACTCATTCGAAAAGAGGGATTCAAATGACAATCGTAGGAGAAGCAGTAGTAGTATGGACGGCAACAGGCTTGTCAGTTATTACGATGAAGGTTGCAAAGAAAATGGGTCAGAGTGTTCCATATTGGCTTCCACGTATGACCATGTACACAACGCTCACAGGCTCGTTCTTGTATCTTCTACGATATGTTCTCTTTGCGTTTCTATAAAGGAAGAGAGTTATGGAATTTGAGTCGCTAGGGCTAACAACGAAACTCCCTTGTACGAACGATGTTTACTTGCGAGGGAGTTTTATACCCAATTAAGGGTATAAAAAGGGGGAGAAAAATGATCGAATTATTATTGGTGCCAGCTGCAGGTTTAACAGTCGCATTGTTCGGTGATAAGTTCAAACGTAAAGATGATGATAAGCGAAAGATACAAGTGTTCTTTGAGGTATCTGGAATTGCTATAAAGAGAGAAGACAAATTGCATTATCCGAAGTTTCAAAAGCAAGTCGATGATGATCGAAGCACAACTTTTATTTATACCTTGCCCGTTGGAATGCCAAGTAAAATTATTCAAAAGGTCGAGGATGTTGTAAGTGAAGGATTAAATAAGCCTGTTCGAATTCAATATGATAATTACAGATTGAATATTCGTGTATTCCATAAAGAAATACCGAAGAAATGGGATTGGTCTACACGATTAGTGACAAAAGGAAAATGGCGTGTACCGATTGGCCAGAGTTTAGAAAGGATTATGTATCATGATTTCGATGAAACGCCACATATGGCAATTGGCGGGTTAATCCGTATGGGGAAAACAGTGTTTTTAAAGAATATGTTTACTACCTTATCATTAGCTAATCCTGATCATGCACATTTTTATTTAATTGATCTGAAAGAAGAAGGATTGGAGTTTAGTGAATATAAAAAACTGCAGCAAGTTGAAATGATAGCAGAAACACCGCAACAAGCGCATGCGATGTTAATAAAAGTCATGGAGAAGATGAGTGAGCGCGGAAAGTTCATGAAAGAGCGCGGCATTAAGAATATTGTTCATACAAAAGAAAGAAATCGGTATTTTATCGTTATCGATGAAGGTGCGGTATTAGCTCCAGCAAAAGGATTACCAAAACCGCATAATCAAATGTTAGAAGAGTGTCAATATATGATCAGTCATATTGCGCGAGTAGGTGGAGCGCTAGGTTTTCGAATTGTTTTTTGTACGCAATATCCAACTAGTGATTCGTTGCCAAGAGTCGTGAAGCAGATGTCTAATGCCAAACTAGGATTTAGATTACCTACACGTACCGCATCTGAAGTTGTAATTGATCAGCCGGGATTAGAAGTATTGCCATCCATTCCAGGAAGGGCCATTTACATGAAAGACACCTTCACTGAGTTACAAGTACCTTTTATTGAAGATGAGATTATGTGGAAACATCTTAGAGAATATGAGGTGGAGAAGGATGAGTACATTGAAACAATTGAAGAAAGAACGTCAGATGATGATACTTGCGACGATTAGAAAGCTGCAGTTTGCCACCAGACGGCATTTAATGTGTGTGCATAATATGGGTGGTATACGGAATGCAAATCGTATTATGAAAGACTTAACGCCTTTTATTAGTCGTGTTACTTACTATAAAGAATATGTTTACTACTTAAATAAAGAAGGGCATGCATTACTAGGGGAAGGAAAGGTTGTTTCTAGAAATAGAATGGAGCATGCGATATTGAGAAATGAAGCGTGGCTGCATTTATTTTGTCCTGATGATTGGCAAATAGAAACAGAAATAAAATATAGAAAAAATGGTGAGAAAAAAAGAATTATTCCTGATGTGAAGTTTCGTGATGAGGAAAGTATACTTCATGCAGTTGAAATAGATCGCTCACAGAAAATGAAAGTGAATGAAGAAAAGTTGAAAAAATATGAAGAACTCACACAAATTTATAAACAAAAGCATAACGGGAAAGTACCAGTTATTCATTTCTTTACAGTGACAAAATACAGAGAAACGAAACTGGAAGAGTTGGCAGCTAAATATGATGTTTTTGTGAAGGTTTATGTAATAGAAGAATTTTAATCACAAAATAAATTATGGGCATATATATAAGAAGAGAGTGGCGAATAAAACGACCACTCTCTTTTGACCACGTTGACCACATTGACCACAACTTGTACCACATTTATTATTTACTTTATGTCCATTTTGTCTAAAATAGAAAATATAGCTGGACAAGAATACACGTTTTATCACATAATGGACACAATGCATCTTTAGAGGTGTAAAGAAAAAACTTACACTATAAATGCATTATATCACTTATACCATA